GAGGAAAAGATCATCCGCACCCGAGCCGCCGGATGGAGCCGTGTACAGCAGTGCCACGCTTACGGCATGTCCCTTGCCACATTAGATAGGCACATTAGGAAGTTGAAAAACTCCTATAACAGTGTGCAGGAGTATAGCTACATACTCCCCAAAAACATAGACTTCTGATAGCTTTTTGAAGGATATGCGATTGTAAGTCGGTAGGGAAACGAGAGTTTCCCTACCGACTTTTTTGTTATTCTATAGGCAGGAAGGGGGCGTTGCCTATGGCTGAATTTCAAAGCTTTAATCCAAATCCCCGCGCCGCGAAAGTCGGCGATTGCGCAGTTAGAGCTGTGGCAAAGGCTCTTGGAATTGACTGGTATCAATCATACGTTGAGCTGGCCAGCGAGGGGCTGACTCAATGCGATATGCCTAGCGCAAATAACGTATGGGGCGCGGTGTTGCGGCGGCACGGATTCAGGCGGGCGGCAATCCCGGCGGAATGCCCGGATTGCTACACCGTAGGTGATTTTATCCGGGAATACCCTGACGGAATTTACGTTGTCGCGCTGAAAAACCACGTTGTTGCCGTGGAAAACGGCGTTTTGTACGATACTTGGAACTCAATGGACGAAAATCCTATCTATTTTTGGAGGCGTGAATGATGGCAAACCCTTATATGCAGCCCAACTACCAATCCGGCTATTTTCAGCCCAACTATTTCCAGCCGCAAATGCCAATCGGGCAACCGCAGATACCCGCACAACCCCAACAGCCGCCCCTTGATGACCGAATTTGGGTAGCTTCGGAATCTGCGGCGGAGGCGTTTATCGTCACGGCAAACGGATTTGTGCGGCTCTGGGACAGCAACAAGCCTGTATTCTACGAAAAGCGGACAGACGCGCAAGGGCGACCAATGCCAATTGTAGCGTATGAATACAAAATCCGGGACGCAGGAGCTACCCCGGAGGCAGTCAGTGCGGGATTTGAGCAGCGGCTTTCCGCTGTAGAGGAACGGCTGAATCAGCTGACGGATGGAAAACGCGATGCCAAGAAAGCGGAGGTAAAACGCAATGACGCCTAATCCTATGCAGATGATTTCCCAATTCCCCCAATTTATGCAGCAGATGAGGGGGCAAGACCCGCAGCAACTGCTTAATCAGCTTGTACAGAGCGGGCGTGTAAACCAGCAGCAGCTTAACCAAGCCCAGCAAATGGCACAGCAGATGCAGGGGCAGTTTGAGCAATTCCGGGGCATGTTCGGCTTCGGAGCGCCTAGAAGGTAAACAATAATCTGGCCAGATTTTGTTATATTTTTCATCTTTTGAAAGGAGAACAAAATGAGTATTACAGCAAGCGAAATGACCCCCGCCGATATCAGAGCTGTCACCGATGGCAACAACGGCGGCTATGGCGGAGGCTGGGGCGGTGATTGGTCTGCATGGATCATCATTTTCCTGATCTTCGGCTTCTTTGGCTGGGGCGGCAACGGCTGGGGCGGAGGCTTTGGCGGTCGTAGTTCCGGCGCTGGCGTGGTGGACGGGTATGTTCTCGCGTCTGATTTTTCCAACATCGAGCGGAAAATTGACAGCGTGAACAACGGTGTCTGCGACGGCTTCTACGCCATGAATACCGGTATGCTGAATGGGTTTGCAGGCGTGAACCAGAATATCAGCAACGGTTTCCAAGCGGCAGAGCTTTCCCGGTGCAATCAGCAGGCTGCCTTGATGCAGCAGCTTTTCCAGATGCAGATGGCAAATCAGGAGTGCTGCTGCGAAAACCGCGCCGCTATTCAGGGCGTGAACTACAATCTGGCTACCCAGAGCTGCGAAACCCGGAACACGGTACAGAACACCACCCGGGATATCATCGACGCTATGAACTGTGGTTTCCGCTCCATCGACCAGCGGCTTACCGCACAGGAGCTGGCGGCAAAGGATCAGAAAATCGCCGATCAGAATCAGCAGTTGTTCATGGCGCAGCTGGCGGCGAGCCAGAATGCCCAGAACCTGACGATCAAGGGCTACGTAGCTGACCAGTTCGCCTATTACAATCCCCGCCCGGTTCCCGCTTATCAGGTGCAGAATCCTAACTGCTGCTACGGTAACGGCTACGGCTGCGGGAGTGTAGCGTAAGGAGGGACTAGCATGGCGGTTGAACTTACTGCGAACGCTGTCCAGGCGGTGCCCGCCGGACAAAACGTGCTGTTTACCGATGCGCCGGTGAAATGCGGGCGGGGGTATGTTGTTCACCGTGAAGGCGCTGGGCTGGTGACGCTTCGGGGCATTTGCAATGGATGTTCCCCGATCGCGCGGTATCGCGTGCTTTTCGTGGGAAATATCTCCGTGCCTACCGGCGGAACCGCTGGGGCTATCAGCGTAGCGCTGGCGCTGGGCGGTGAAGCGCTTCCCACCACTACGGCGACGGCAACACCCGCCGCCGTTGGAGACGCATTCAACGTGGCAACCTCCGCGTTTGTGGATGTTCCCCGTGGGTGCTGCGTAGCGTTATCCGTGCGCAATGTCTCCGCGCAGGCAATCGATGTTGCCAACGCCAATCTGATGATTGAGCGCGTGGCCTAGGAGGTGAAATTATGAAGCACTGGGAACAGTTGAGAGATACACTTTGCCGGGAACTGGACGAAATCGCCGAAAAAGGCGAACTGTCCGCCGGTGATCTGGAAACCGTGGACAAGCTGACGCACACCATGAAGAATCTGGATAAGATCATGATGGGCGAAGGATACAGTAACGCCGGGGACTGGTACGCTATGGGCAACTATGGACGGGATGGCTATAGAGCCGATTACCGGGACGGCGTGAGCTATCGAGGCCGTAAACGCGATAGCATGGGGCGCTACAGCCGCGCAGACGCCAAGGAAGATATGGTGGATAAACTGCGGCGCATGATTGATGAAGCGCCGGACAGCCGGACGCGAGAGGCTCTGGAAAAGGCCGTCCGTTGTATGGAGGATTAAAAAATGTTGGCAGAGCGGGATTTGCTGGAAACAATCGAAGAATGTAAAGCAGTGAAGCGCCCGACGGCGGCAACATGCCAGTTAATGGCCTCGTGCTATACCATTCTAGATCACATGTTCCCGGAATATTCCCGCTCTGCTGATGTTTCCCCCGTAAGCTTGTATTCCTCCGCTCCTGCGCCACAAAATGATGAAATATCCGGGAGCGAGTTCGCAATTGCCGCAAATTCAGCGGGAATGAAACGGCTATTAGAAGTGATGGACGAACACATGGAGTGCATTCGGCTGATATACCCCAAAGAATACGCGGCGATTATGCGGCGGCTCAGAGAATGAGCGGCAAAATTCCGTTGCCAATCCGTTGCCAATTTGCACCATAAAAACGTACCGCACGCGGGAAAATATTAAAAACTGTGGTAATACTTTCTCGTAAAATAAGTTTGAAGAACGTGGGAATATAGCTGATAAAGCAATAAAAAAGCCCTAGAATAAGTTTCTAGGGCTTTTTTGATGTGGCGGAGAGAGTGGGATTCGAACCCACATGATAAATTTGTAAATATGTTGCGGCACTAGCGATTTTTAATTTTCATTTCCCATGCCGTTGCCAATTTTGCGATTTTCCATTGCCTCTGGCGTGAAATAATCCGTGAACTCTTTCGAGCGTTTGGCAATATCCCGTTCCGCTAAGTGCGTGTAAATTTTGCGCATCGTCCCTAAGTCTTTCCATCCGCCTATGTCCGCCGCCATCATTTCCGGGATTCCCATATGGTAGGCCAGCGAGGCGAAGCTGTGCCGTAATCCGTGCATCCCCACCTCTGGCAAGCTGTTTTCCCGGCATATTTTGTTGATGCGGTTGAATAGCGTACATGTCGCGGCGTTTACAACAAATTCCGTATCTTTCGGCGCGGCCGTAAGCGCATCGTAAAGCGGTGGAATCATAGGAACGGGGCGACGGGATTTTTTCGTTTTGTTCTGCGGCTTGAGCTTCAGCCCATCTTCACCACGGACTTTTGCACCACGAACATAAATTGCCCTGTTTGCAAAATCGATATTCTCCCACGTCAGAGCCAACATTTCAGAGCGGCGTAAACTGGATAAGCAAAGCAGTGCCGGGATTTCCACCGGATCACCTTTTACGGCCTCAACGAAAATATCAATCTGGTCAGGCTCTAGGAATGGCCGCTCGTTGTCCTCTTTCTCGAAAAGGACGACTTTCGGTTGCTTCCCGGTTTCTTTTTTGATTGCCGCCGACATTAGCCCCCACGCATTCTTGATGTACTTCGGCGATCTGCCCATTTTCTTTTCATCGTCTATAGCGGCCTGCCATCGTGCGTCCGGCGTGGTGTAGATATTGTATGCCATCGCCCGCTGAAAGGTATTATCCCGATATCTGATATAGCCGTATACCGTAGACGGTGAGCGACGCCCACGGCGGACTAAATCACGGGTATTCTCTATGTATGCGTCTACTGCTTCGCCTAGCGTAAGCTGCCCCTGTGGCCGCTCCTGAGCTTCCAGAATGCCGTTTTTGATTGCAAGGTATTCTGATAGGCACTCATCATAAGTATCGCGTGTAATGGACGTGCGCCGCCCATCCAAGTATACACGTGTGTGCCACGCCCCAGATGGGAGCTGCTTAATTTTTGGGAGCCTGATTTCCGGCTCCTTCTTCCTTTTTGCCATTTCGTTCGCCTCCACTTAAAAGCCTGTGGAAAATCAAAAATGCCGTGAGCATAAAAACAGCGGCGATTCCTGCCGCGCCAAATAAAATTACCGCAGAAATCTTTTCGGAGCGAATCAGCCCCATTTCCGTGTTCCGGGCATCCAGCACCATATAGATTATGAGTACCGCCGCCAGCAGAATGTTTAACGCGCACTGCCCGTAAATCAAGGGCTTATCTTCCCTTTGCGCGGATGCAAGCGCACTGTCTTTTTCTGAAAGGGCGTCGCTTTGCTTGCGGATTCTGGTATCCCGGGCAGATATTCCCGCCTCCTGAATCCGGCTCCGATCAAGGAGGCGGGATATTGCGGCGTCCTTTTCTTGCAACATTTCGTCTTTGTGATCGAGTTCAAGCTGCAAAAAATCCACGGTAACGGAATCGTCGCTTTTCTGCGGGGAAAGCCCGATAAGCTCGTCTGCGGATAATTCCAGGCTTGCGCATAGGGAGCACACATCCATGAAGCCCGGGTTCATCAGTGTCCCGGCAAAGAAACGGTTTAGGGTCGTTCTCGGTATCCCGGTCTCGTCGGCCAACTGCTGAACGGTTTTGCCTTGCTGCTGCTTGGCGGCCTTGATTTTTTCCACCAACGTCAAGCTTTGCTCATGCAGCGCTAAAATACGTTCCTCCGTGGGCAAAACAACTCGCTCCTTTCATTTTGGCACGCAAAATCTACGCCGTGTAAACGGATTGTCCGATTTGCGCGTTTACTTTTATAGTGGTGGGGACTATGGTAAAGGTGCAACCGGCAAGGGACACACGGCGTTACCGGCGGCAAGCCCCGCCACCTTGTGGCACGGGTGGCGGGGCAAATCACCTATAAAAGCCGCTTTTGCACGTTGTTGCAAACCCTCAAAAATGTATTCATGTCACCGGTAATCTGTGATTGTAGAATGGAAATAAACTCGTCTTTGGATAGGAGTACTTTTTTTATTTTAAGGCTGTCATATGTTTCAGATATCAGAATATCGTATGGCTTACTAGGAGAAAACGCATCTAATATCCTTTGCAACAAACGGAAACCAAAACCGCAGCAATCATTGACGAGCTCTGCGTAAGATGGAATCGTACCACTCTTAAAACCGGTTTTTCGAAATTCAATCTCAAGTTCAAATCTTTTTGCGGCGATGTAGTTCAATGATTTATCAAGTGCATCTAGTATGATTGTGATTGCATCACCATACCGCTTTTCCTCGATTAAAAAATCTGCTTGCTGGTAGCGAATGGATACATACGGGCTATAATTCCCGCGATCGATGTCCCTGAAAGCTTCCAACTGCAATCGGTTTAGCTCAGCCCAGATTCTATCACGCCATAGTCTTGCCGGATATCCCTGCATTGCCTTGTTTATTGTCCACACAGAAATATTGCTATATCTATATCCGTGCATGTATATTACATACTCGTTTTCCTGCAATTCAGTCTTGCCTAATTCAGTAAGCGCATAGTTTCGACAATTAACATTACGCTCAATCGCATCGGGGGCTACCTCGTTTGTGATACGCAAAATCAAATCAGGCTTCTTACCAGTCGCTTTCAACCCACTTTCGGATAAAATAGCTTTTAACTCTGGGACTTTCAAATTACCGAGAGATTCCACAGCAGAACATTTCCGAATGAACCCTTTTGACACCAAGGATTCCAACAGCTCGTTGGGATTAGAAACGGCGTATTTGTAATACCAAAACTGTTGGAAATTCTTTTGCCCGACATGAAATTTTGGAGCATAGGAAAGCATGAGAATTTCATGGGGGCGGAGACCGTTTTTGCTGGGGAATGAGGCATCTCTCAATTTCTTGATTTCGCGAACGGTGTCGTATTGTTGCTGTCTTAATTCCTCTGGTGTTGGTTCATGTACAGATATTGAAATATTTGCGTTTGCGCGACTTATGGCCTTTTCGTTTTGACGGGTAGGTTTTTCCACAGTAGCATTTCTCCTTTATTTCTATATCGGCGGTTGCCGGAGAGTACAAAATAATCCCAACGCTGGACAATCACACAGGAAAATAATACCACGTTCGACATATAATTTCAACGAAAAGAAAAATTTTTGTGCAAATTTCTAATTAGTTCGGTTTATTGGACATTTAGTGTGCTACTGTATGTTATACAAACAATTGTTCTAAATATAAAAGGAGGAACGGCTAGTGACGAAAAATGCATTGCGAAACAGAGTAAACCGTGATATAATGGAAGAAAGGAGAACATTGCCGAACATTCGTGAACAGTTGGCGGAGAATATTCTTTCCCTAACTGATGAACAGGCTGCATATGTGCTAAGGAGGGTAAAATGTTTGTTACAAAGCGAGCGCTCAGAAAAGAGAATCGAAAACTAAAAGAACTGCTCCAAAAATGCCAGAATCTGCAAAGCGAAGTCAAAGACTCCTGCCTTAATGCCAACTGCATTCTGTGCGAACACTGTGTAATGCCGCAAAGCGACTTGCCATTTGTTTTGGTTGGATGCAGGTTGGAGCGTGCCTGTTCCCACTTTTCACCAAATCAAATCTGTAAGAAACTTCACAAACAATGCGGAACAGACGCCGAGGAAAAAACCGATTGCCTCGTGGAAAATGGCTGACCGCCATTCCTTGTGCCGAAGTTCCTTATAATTTCGCCCCTTCTCCGTCAAGCGGAAATCGCTGTGGGCGTCGTTCACCCATTCGATACACTTACATTCGGCAAGGTATGCCAGAATGCCGGTATAATCTGAATAGCTGTGAATTTTCTTTTCATCAATAACGCCCATCCAAGCTATTACGTTGTATATGTTGGAGTTCCCGAGCGGGGGATTGGCAATCAGGATATCCAGCACATATTTGGAATCTTTCGTTAATCTCACAATAAATTTATAGCCTCCTTGATAATGTTGGAAAGCTTGCCGCACTGATCGTCGGACAGGCTATCAATTAAATCCAGAAGTTCCCGTTTTTCGGGGCTGACCTCGCCATTCGTGGCGGGGTCTTTTTTTGTTTCCTCGCCCTTGAGATACTCAACGGTGACGCCGAAATAATCGGCGATTTTTTGCAAGGTCGCGTCCGAAGGATTATTTCTGTTACTTTTCCAATAAGTGACATTTGATTTTCGAATCCCGATTTCAATCGCGGCAGCACTAGGGCTAATTCCCTTTTCTGTACATAGACGAATATATTTGTTATAAAACGACAAAACAAACACCTCATTTTTGTGCAATATGCAGAAGTACAAAAAGTTCACACAAACAGCTTGACAACGGGAACAATTTGTACTACAATAGCCACAGTGGTTCAAAAAGTTCACAAAATCCCAGACCCAGGATAAAAAATCCTGCGTCAAAGCTATTCTGTTCCTCGCAAGTACATAGTAGCACACTTTGTTAACTTTTGCAACCACAAAATGACTGCGGTGGGAAAGAAAAAACGCCTGCTGACAATCGCAGACGCTTTTCCTCCAGATTTTTTACCGAAACACGGCGGCAACCCGGCACGCGCCGAAATTACTTTATCGGCGGCTCCCGGGCAGTTGCGTCAGGCCGGGAGAAATGCCGAATCCGTAAATTGTCTTACGGTTCTTAGCCGTGCCAATCACTTACAGCATATCTGGTTGCTGTGCTCCATGCGCATCATGCAGTTGCCTTAGTTCGGAACGCCAGAGCAAAAAGATTGCTTCGCCAATGGCTCCGCATCAAATCACCCCTTTCTGTTGTTACACAGGGAACGCATGAAATTGTAGCACGGTTTCCCACTGCAGTCAACATTTTTAACTAAAAGGAGGAATACAATGCCCGAAAAATGGACGGGGCGGCTCATCGGGCGGATGCACAATGAGCGGATCACCTATGAGCAGCTGGCAAACGAAATGGGCGTGAACAAAGCGTACATTTCCATGATTCTGAATGGGAAGCGGAAGCCGCCCAATATCCAGAAGCGGATGGAGACCGCTTTGGAAGCAATCATCAAGCGGGAGCGAGAGAAGCAATCTCAGAAGAAGGGAGAAATAACATGAGTACCTCCACGATTCTTTCAATAATTGGAATGGCGTTTGCCTGCTATTCGTTGGGGTACAGCGTTCGGGGGCTAGTAGATTGCATTGCCCCCAGGGTAAAGCCCGCAGATAAAGAGAGCGAGGGGAAAGACAATGCCTAGAATCCGGCAGTATGCCGAGCGCTACGCAGTGGAGGATTTCTGGAAGGAAATCGACCGCTGCTGCCCCCTGGCGGGGATTCAGAGCAACAACGCCGCCGCTCTGGGGCGGGGAATCGGGGTGGATGGGCAAAACCTGCGGCACTACCGAAATGGAAAAACAGTTATGCCCCTTGACGTTCTGCAAAAGCTGGTGACAACCCTCCGCCCCAACCCGGCAGTGATCCTGAAAACCCTGGGGTACTCTGAGAAGGAGATACGGGCGTTTGCGAGGGAATTGCAGTGATTTGAAATCTACGGCAGAATGCCGAAATTGAAAGGAGGGGCTAAATAATGCGCAAAGCATTTTTGCTATTGATGCTTGTTTTCGGGTTTATTCTTGGGGCGTGCGCCACTACCGTGGCAAAAGCCGAACAGAATTACCCGATAAAGATTTGGGCGCAGAACTCAAACGGAAAGTACGAGACACTATGCGTTGTGGATGAAGAAACTGGCGTTAATTACATTGTTATAAGCGGCGAACTGTACCAAAAAGGGATCGGGCTTGGAGTTACCCCTAGGCTGAATAGTGATGGCAGCTTGTACGTAAGCGAAAAGTAATCCACATTTTATGAAAATTGAAAGGAGTTATTTATGAAATACAAAGTTGGGGATAAGGTGCGGATTGTGAGTGAGCGGCCAAAAGATTTCGTATTTTTTGACAAACTGGAAAAATACCTTGGGAAAACACTTACCGTAATCAAGGTGGAGTGGAGTCCGGTCTTAGGGACTTTATACTGGTTCAAAGAGGCAATCATTGAGAGCGGCTTTTGTGCTGGCGACTCATGGGCGTTCAGAGAAAGCTGGATTTCCGGCCTTGCAGAGCCTGAGCAGGAACCCTACACCGTGGAACTCCGCTTTGACGGGATGATTACCACGGCCACGCTGAAACGTGGCGGGCGGGGCGTAAAGACCGCAGAAGCCCGGTGCAATCCGAAGGATACCTACAGCAGAGCGGAGGGCGCAAGGGCCGCTGTTGAGCGGCTTTTTGAGAAGAAGCGCAAGGAAAAAGACAAGCCAAAGGAGAGCAAGCCGAAGGTGGGAGACAAGTTCGTGATTGTAGGGAGATCTCGCTTCCACATGTTTAGCATCGGTGAAACCGTCAGGCTTATTTGTATTTGTGAGCAAGGTAAACGTTACGAAAATTGCCGTGGCCGGGGTCAGTGGGTTTGTGATTCCGACGTTAAGCCCTACAAGGAGAACACCAAATGACACCCAACGAAACGACCCAGCTTCGCACCATGGCGGAGATATTCCGCCGCTTGCGGGAGGAAAACGTCAAGTTGCGGGAATCCTTGGGCATGGAAACGAAGGAAAGCAAGGCGTTTGATGATGAGAACGTGGAACTTTTCGACGTAGTCCACCGAAATCATGAGGCCAGGGGGTGAGAATATGGCAAGCAGAAGCAAGCCCATGGATGCCCGGTGGGAGCCGGTGCCAGAGAACCGGAAGCCGTTCAATATCAAGGAATGCGTTTTCCATGTTCTCCCCTATGCGGGGCTGAATCTGGTGCTTTTCTGGTGGCAACAGGCCGATTTGCTGGCAGACAGGGCGGCAGTTCCCGCGATGTGGGTGTGCGCTATCCTGATGGGCGCCGGTATCGGACGGTGCATCAGAGGGCGATAAAGGATACACATCTTAAAAACAGGAGGATTTCTAATGTACGATCCAAAATCAATTTTGCAGATGGCAAGGGGCGCGTTTCAGGAGCGCGTGGATTTGGAGATGGCGAAAGTCATTGATAATATCCTTGACCCCAACACCAAACCGACGCAGAAGCGAAAGCTGACGCTCACAATCGAGTTTACACCGGACGATGATCGGCAGAACATCGGTGTCAGCGTTGCGGTAAAATCAGCACTTGCGCCTACTACGCCCGCGAGAACAACCCTTTGGGTTGCTGGGGATGACAGCACTGGAGAGTGTCAGGTTGTCGAAATGGTGCCCCAGGTTCCAGGGCAGATGTCCATGGACGGAGAAGAGCAGGAAGCCCCCGCGTCTCTGAAAATAATCAAAATGGCCTGATAGGAGGAAAAACAATGTTGAAAGAAGCAATCGAAAAAATTCAGGAACTATGTGCGCCGCACCTGTTCACGTCCGGAAACCATGATTTTATTGCGGACGCAGAAGGTAGCTATGCCGAGGTGAAGCCTGATCTGGAAATTGTAGATAATATCCAGCTTTCCAGCCTCGACGCCATGGTAGCGTTTGTAAAAACGGAGGCGGTACAGAGGTACAGCGCCGTTTATATCACGATTCCCGATCACAAAACGGTAAAGTGCTTCACCCATCCATCTGCGGAGCTGCGTAACAACCGCGAGTACCCGTATACTGCCAATGCGACCGATGTTCCCGGCTGGAATGAGAAGGTGTCCTTGCCGTTTGAAGAGGCGTTGATCGCTCTGCGCACAAGATTCCAGCCCACGGCGGATACGGAGTATGCCTTGAAACTGCTATCCGATATCACCACTGGGAGCAAAGTTACGTACAACGACAATGGCATTGCTACCAGCGTTGTCACCAAGAAGGGCATCGACCTTCAATCCAATGCGTCCATCCGACCCATTATCAAGCTACGGCCTTACCGCACGTTCCAGGAGGTTGAGCAGCCGGAATCTCAATTCCTCATTCGTATCAACGAAAGAAACATTTCTTTCATTGAAGCCGACGGAGGCATGTGGAAGCTTTCCGCCCGGAATACGGTAAAGAAATACTTGGAAAAGGCGCTGGAATCCGAAATTCAGAGCGGGCACGTCGTGGTTGTTCTTTGATAGAAAAAGCCGCCCCCGATGTGACAGCACCGGGGACGGCAAGCGATATAAAAAATCTCTACCATTTACAGTATATCAAATAAAGAAAGGAAAGTCAATGGACGTTTTTGTTGGAGTGAATCCGGATTACGATTATCTGTACGATTCCCAGGCAACGGACAGCAGCATTCCGGTGTGCATCTGCTGCGGGAGAACCGTGGGACACAGATACTGGAAAATCCGGGACGATGCCATTTGCGACCTCTGCATGGACAGCCGGGAGGAATGGCAGGATATTTCCTATGATTGAGGTGGATTATGGCGGATAAAAAAAGCTGCCTGAATTATAAGTTGGCCATTGCCAAACTCGCCTTCTGGGATGGTGACATACGATGCGAGAGTTGCGCCTGTATGGAAACATACGCAAGGAAGCAATGCCGATTGACAGGTGAGTACTTGGGAGATACGAGAGGCCGCGGGCATATTTGCCCACTTATCCCGGTGGATTCCGATGAATGGAGTTCGCCTGAATCCTTAGTGGAGGCGGGGAAAAGTGATTAAAGGAAGCTATATTGACATTTCTGGAAATAGATACGGAAACCTTACGGCCGTGTCTATCGACCACCGGCAGGGTGGCAGAGCCATTTGGTTGTGCGTGTGCGACTGTGGGAATAAGACAACGGTTTCTATTAGCAATCTTCGCAACGGGCATACACAATCATGTGGTTGTTTGGTTCAAAAAAAGCTGAATGAAGCAAACCGCATCCACGGAGAAGCAGGTTCGCGGCTCTATCGGGTTTGGAAGGCCATGAGGCAAAGGTGTTACTTGCAATCCGGAAAATATTATTCAGATTATGGGGGACGCGGAATCCGGGTTTGTTGCGAATGGAACGATTATGAAACATTCCGACAGTGGGCTTATTCTAGCGGGTATGACCCAGATGCTCAACGTGGAAAGTGCACTCTTGATAGGATCGATGTTGATGGGAATTATGAACCAAGCAATTGCAGATGGGTTGATATGAAGGTTCAGGCGAACAACCGCCGCAATTCTAAGCACCGTGGGCTATACACGCCCGCTGGAATTTAAGGAGGAAGACAATGGCGAGAATGTTTCGGTTTCTGACCGCTGACGAGATTGAGGTCAAGGTCAAGCAGGTCAAGGAAAATGGGTTGGTGTGTCTGCTGTACAAGACGGCGAGGACGGACATGGACTTGCTGGACGAGACTGTAGGGGCGGGCAACTGGACGAACGACTACAAGGAGATCAAGGGCAATCTCTACGCCGGTATCGGGATTATCCAGGAAAACGGCGGCATCCAATGGAAATGGGACTGCGGTATCGAGAGCCGGGAGGACGAGGAAGGCAACCAGAAAAAGGGCGAGGCAAGCGACGCTTTCAAGCGCGCCGGGTTCCGCTGGGGCATCGGCAGGGAACTCTACACGTCCCCGTTTGTCTGGATTCCCAGCAATAAAGCAGAGATCAAAGCATCTTCCTTCAACGGAAAGACCCGGTTCAACTGCTACGATAAGTTCAGCGTTGAGAAAATCGCCTATGACGAGAAGACCGGGCGGATCACCGGACTTGCAATCCGCAACGACACAAAGAACATTCGGGCGTTTGTGTGGCAGCAATCATGACGGAGCTTACATTCACCGAGGCCAAGCTGGAAGGCGGCTGGCTGATGGTCAAGCCCTCCCGTTCCGAGTTGGGCAAGGCAATGGCCTTTATCCGAAAGATGAAGGCCGCACCCTACGACTTATCTCTGAAAGAGCACCGGGAAAAGCGGAGCCTGGACGCAAACGCCTATGCCTGGGTACTGATTCACAAGCTTGCCGCCGCTATGGGGATTCCTCCGGTTGAGGTCTACCGGAACGCCGTTCGGGGCGTGGGAGACAATTACACGCCTATGTGCGTCCGGGAGCAGGATGTAGACCGGTTCACACGGAGCTGGCAGAAAAACGGCCTTGGATGGCTGGTGGACAGCCTGGGCGCGTCTCAGGTGCCTGGGTGCCGGAACCTGGCGGCATACCACGGCTCCAGCACCTACGACACCAAACAAATGGCGCGGCTGATCGACAATCTGATACAGGACTGCAAGGCGCTGGACATTGAAACCCTGCCCCCGGACAAACTGGAACTGCTCAAGGAGGAATGGCGTTGAGGAAGGACACCAAAGCGAGGGATTTCACCCGGGGCGAGAAAATGGCGATTGCCGAGCGGGACAGCATTGACGGCTGGACGTGCTGCGTATTCTGCGGCGCTCCCGCCCCCGCCCCTCTGGCATGGAGCAACGCCCACTACATATCCCGGGCGCAGGGAGGGCTTGGCATTGCCCAGAATGGGCTTACCCTCTGCCCCAGATGCCACAACCGGTACGACCAGACCACGGCAAGAATGGAAATGAGGGCGTATTTCCGGGAGTATCTGATGGGCATTTATCCCGGCTGGAACGAAAATGATCTGATTTACAGGAAGGAGAACACATGAATAATTGCCAATTTGTCGGGCGGCTCACCGCCGACCCGGAACTGAGAAGAACCCAGGAGGGGACGGCGGTCTGCTCCTACAGCGTGGCCGTCAAGCGTCCAATGACGAAGGATACCACCGATTTTCTGGATTTCGTCACATGGCGGCAGGGCGCTGAGTACCTGACGCAGTACGGCCATAAGGGCGATATCGTAGCCGTTTCCGGAGCGTTGCAAGCCAGAGACTGGACGGACAAGAACGGGAACAAGCGCCGGACGTTTGAGATAGTGACCACAAACGTTGAGTTGCTTTCCAGCAAGCGCAATTCTCAGGATGCCACCAATACCGGGACGGCGCAAAACGCCGGATACGGGCAGCCCAGCGCCCCACAGCAGACGAACCGGGGCAACGGGGACGGTCAGCAGAGGCTCTGGGGATATCAGGAGATCACCGAAGACGACCCCGCCTTGCCGTTCTAGGCCGGGAAAATCAATCTTTCCCTAAAAAGATTGACAGTATAGTTTGCATTCCCCTTGGCGGTGGGGGGTGAAACCGCCAACTCCAAAGAAAGGAAACACGGCGAATGCTCAAAATCATGCCTATTCACCTAAAGCCCGCTTGCGAATTTGTTGGGGAACATCATCGCCACAACATACCCCCTGTTGGCGGGAAATTTGCAGTTTCATGCTTTGAGGACGAACGGCTTTGCGGCGTTGCAATATGCGGAAGGCCAACTGCAAGGAAGCTTGACGACGGCACGACGCTTGAAATCTACAGGAATTGCACCGACGGAACAAGAAACGCTTGTACAAAGTTATATGGTGCCTGCGTCCGGATTGCCCGCGATATGGGATACAAGAAGATTATCACCTACACGCTGGAAAGCGAAAATGGTGCCTCACTTCGCGCGGCAAACTTCACGTTTGCGGGACGGGCAGGTGGAATCGCTTGGACGGGAACGCGACGCCGCGATTACTGTGTGGCGCCGGAGGAAATGAAAAACCGGTGGGAATATTTGCTTTGAAAGGAGCGAAAACGTGGCAAAAGAAGTTTTCAGAATCGCCTACCCGAAGACCGGCGCGGAAAAGAAGAAGTGGGCGAAGGAGTACGGCATGAATGCGTACTACGCCGGGAAGCACTGGGCATTGCGGAAGAAAGACGCTGAGTTATGGCACTGGCTTACATTGGCGGCCATGAACGCCCAGGGCATTCGCAGAACACCCTTTAAACTGCCCGTAGCCGTGACGTTCTACTGGAATGACCGACTGGACATCGACAACCACGCGATCATGGGAAAGATGATTGTGGATGCCATGAAAGGCCGTGTCATCGAGGACGATAACCGGCGCTGGCTGAAAAGCGTTTCCCACAATTTCCACGACGAGGATTACATACAGGTTGAAATACGGGAGGTAAGGCCGTGACACAGTGTGAGCGTATCCTGCGGCATTTGCAGGACTATGGAAGTATCACTCAGGCCGAGGCTGTTACCGAGTACGGCTGTTACCGTCTGGGTGCAAGAATCTGGGATTTGAAAGCCCAGGGCGTACCCATCAAGAGCGAAACCGTCACCGGGAAGAACCGGTACGGGGAGCGGACGTGCTTTGCAAGATATTCGCTGGGGAAGGAGGTGAATGCGCAATGAAATATGACGTTATCGTCACCGATGCCGAGGATATCTTTGAATTGAGTGACCTTCAAGATAATATTCTCCGACTGGATGATATATCCGAAGAAGAAGTAAAACACATAGTTGACATTTTTGGCAGGCGCGACTTTCAAATTGTTCTATTCCCTAGGCTGGGAAGCGAGGAGTAAACTATGGCAATCAAAAGCGGACTTGATTTCTTTCCGCTTGATGTTTGCTTGGACAAGAAGTTTGAACTGATAGAAGCAGAATATGGCTTGACAGGATTTGGTGTAATCGTTCACTTGCTGCAAGAGATATACGGCAAGGAGGGTTATTACATTGAATGGACAGAGGAGGTTGCGCTTTTGTTCGCCCGAAGGTGCGGGCTGGGGGGGAGCGTCGTTTCCGAAATAATAGAGGCTTCTATCAGACGAGGGATGTTCGACAAAGAGATATATGACAAGTATCACGTTCTGACTTCACGGGGAATTCAGAAGCGGTACTTCGAGGCAGTCAGCCGCCGTAAAAGTCTTGAAGTCGATTACAACATCCTTCTGGTCGAGTGCGCCCAAATTTGCCCCAATGTAAACATTTCAAGCAGAAATGTCAACATTTTCTCAAAAAATGCTGACATCCAAAGACATAGTAGAGTAGAGGAGAGTAGAGTAGAGAAAAGTAGAGTAAAGGAGAGTATAGGCGCGGAGCCGGACGCCGCCTCCACGCCGCCGGTGTGCCAGATCATGCTGAATGATAAATCCCTTTACCCTGTTTTTCAAGCTGACGTGGACAAATGGGCAGAACTCTATCCCGCCGTTGATATCCTGGCAGAACTTCGGAAAATGGCCGGGTGGTGTGACGCCAACCCATCCAAGCGGAAAACCAAGGGCGGGGTACAGCGATTTATCAACGGCTGGCTTGCCAAAGAGCAGGACAGGGGCGGTGCTGGGTCAGCACCACCGATTAGGCGCTATGGGAAGCCTGATATTCCTAAGGGCGCGTCCGGCGAGCTGGGGGACGCTGAGCTGGAAGCCATACGGCAGGTTCTGGCGGCGGGCGCAGATGAAAGAAGGGACGCATTATGAGAGAAAAACCCGGCCAGTACATCGATGCGGAGAGCCCCTTTTGCAGGAACTGCACGCGGGACGATTGCCCCACCAACGGGGACGGATGCAAGGCATGGGAAACGTATTTCATCGATAACTGGAATAAAAACATCATGAAACTATGGAAAAACCACAAAAAACGGCGCCAATTTTTCCGGTACGAACACCCGGATTTGGTGAGAGAGGGGATCGTTTTTGAGCATGAGCAAGGCGAAAATGTACGGCTGTTTCAAGCCGGTGAAGCGGAATTGCACCCCGCCCCGGTGGGGGAAAGTCCCTCGGGGGAATAAAGAAAAACAGAAAGGAAATGGGAAATGAGCAACGTTGTAGAACAGCTTACGCCAAGCCCCGTAAACCACGAGCATGGAGAAAATGGGTGTTGCCCAAACCCAAGGGCGTGGGAAATGGAAATGATGCACCAGGTATGGGCCGCCGGTCTCCACGATGCGGCAAATTGCTTTCAGGATGCGCTTGAAGAAAAGTGGAAGCTTGAATCTCAGCGAAAAGTGAAGCCGAAAACAAACGGTGACAGAATCCGAGCGATGACGGATGAGGAGCTGGCGAAGTTACTCAGCACCGGGACGTTTATTTGCGAGGGGCGTAAAGATATCTGCGAGAATATGCCGGGATGCGAGGAATGCAGGTTGGCATGGCTCAAAGCCCCGGCAGAAAGCGATGGGGAGAAATGAAAGTTCTGATAGCCTGCGAGGAATCGCAAACCGTGTGCAAGGCGTTCCGGGCGCGGGGACATGAGGCATATTCCTGCGATATCCAGGAACCGTCCGGCGGGCATCCTGAATGGCACATCCTGGGTGACGCTCTGGAAGCCATCAAGGGCGGCACAATCGTCACCATGGACGGACAGACCCATGATGTGGGTCGGTGGGATTTGCTGATTGCACACCCGCCGTGCACCTCCCTAAGCTATGTTTCCGGTATTCATTTTTCGCTAAAACACACGCCGCCCGAAAAGGTGGTTGCCCGTTGGCGAGAGCGTGCTTGCGCTGCTGTGTTCTTCATGCGATTCTTGCTTGCAAACGCAGAGCGGATAGCAATAGAAAACCCGGTTGGCTTTATGAACACAGCATACAGAAGCGCAGATCAGACAATCCACCCCTATATGTTTGCGGAATCGGTAGACGATAAAGAGCAGTATGTAACAAAGGCAACTTGCTTGTGGCTGAAAAATTTACCGAAGCTGAAAACAAACGGCCTGCCTAAGCCGGATAACGGGAAGCTTTTCGGGAAACTGCCCAGCGGAAAAAACCGCACCTGGGAGGATACATACAGCCGGAGCGGGAAGGTCAGAAGCAAGACATTCCCCGGGATTGCAAAAGCTATGGCGGAACAGTGGGGATAGACCATTTTCGCGAGGTCACGGAAATGGTTTAACCGCCTCGAAATCGACACTGTTAGGAGAGACCAATGACACGAAAACGTTTTGTAAAACTGCTGATGGCCGAGGGATTTAGCCGGAATTATGCGAATTTTACCGCCCGACTTTGGGCAAGCAAGAGTTTTTCGTATGAAGAAATTGCGACCAGAATATGGCGATAAGCCCGGGGCAACCCGGGCGGGAAGGAGATAACAATGGAATGCAGAAATTGTGATTACTATAAAGCCAAAAACTGCAAACACCAGTGTATGTTTTTACCGGATGGCATGACTTGCGGGGATTGTATCAACATTGATTGGTGCAGCAAGGTGTATGGGGTTGAGCCGAGACACACATCCTGCGATTTTGAGCCAATCAGATTCAAGGCCAAAGAAAAGGAGTTAAAACATGGATGAAATCAAATTGAAGCCCTGCCCGTTTTGCGGGGGGGAGGCAGTGTATATCATCGACAAAAACTACATACGTTGCACAGCGCATGAATGGCAATTTGGCATTAAGTGTACTAACTGCATGGTGGAGCTGCCTGTGAGAGATTTCATCGTAACGGTAGGCATGAAATCAAACGGGGAAATTGTGTTCACCAAAGACGATCGTAAAAAGGCTGCCGATATGTGGAACCGGAGGGCTGACAATGGCTAAAGCGGTACTTATCAGCATCCGCCCGGAGTGGAGGAACCATAATGGCTTTACGTAAACTTGCTCTGATGCACCGTTTTTTCGGCGTTTTGGATGGGCATACGTGCCGGGAGTGTAGCAACTTCATAAAGGGCAAGTATCACGATAAAGTGCTTGGCAAATGCAAAGTATACGGGCTTACCCATAGTGAAGCGACGGACTGGGCGGGACGATGGATGGCTTGTGGGGCATTCAATCGGGCAATAAGCCGCAAGCCCCTTGTGAGAGAAGTCGTCCCGGAACGGAAGCGGAAAGAGGCCGACAATACGCCCATTGATGGGCAGATCAGTTTGGAGGAATTGAAATGAGTGATTGCATAAGCCGAGAGGCGGCAATCAAAGAACTCCTCGACACGTATGAACGGGAATTCCCAACAGCGGACGGCGCATTTGATTTGTTCGCGGTGCGAATCATGCCAAGAGTATTGCGCAACATTCCAGCCGCCGATGTGGAGCCGGTGCGCATGGGGCAGTGGGAACGGTGCTTTGAAGATTGGCGGCAGCAGATTGAGGGCGACAAATGCTCTGCGTGCGGGGTTGAGTATTACGGAACGGGGATTCGCCGCTTTCATTACTGCCCCAACTGCGGCGCAAAAATGGATTTGATTTAAAAGGAGGCCGAACACAATGACGATTGACCGAGCAATTGAAATCCTTGACCCGGAACACCGGGAGAACTATGACGGCATGGACGAGGTGAACGAAGCCTGCCGAATGGGCATGGAGGCGTTGAAGCGGACAAGGTGGATTCCGGTCAGCGAGAGACTGCCGGAGGACAAAATTAGGAGTTATCTGTGCTGGTACGAATACTTCCGTTATGGCTCCTACAATGCGATGTACCAAACTTGCGGTATCGGCTATTACTGTAACGGTAGATGGGGCGGCGAGGTAGCGCAGGGACAGAAAGCGAAGGTTTTGGCTTGGATGCCGCTTCCTGAACCGCCGAAGGAGGAATGAGCGATGTACGAACGTGATAGGAAAGGGACGATCGAAAAGGCGTATAGTCAGGGTTGGCTTAGCGGTTTTGATTTCTCCGTCCTGATTCAGGATTTCCTTATTTCTCCCGACGGATATGTGATCGATACCGGGAACTGGGAAAATGTCAATGCTGTATGTGCTGTAAGCTTGGCGGAGAAAATCCGGAAACACCCGTTAATCTGGAAGCTGTTTTTCATGATTGCGTAGGAGGTGCGGGGAAATGAGTGAAAGACAAGAACACCGCCAGCGCCTTAACGCTAGAATTGCTTACGCCGCCGCTATTGAGCGGTGGGCGAAGAATCAGCCGCCACGCATTCGGTTCTTTGCCGTCAGACGCTGGCTGAAAGAGATGCCGAGGAGGGAGAATTTTTATGAGGCTGATTGATGCAGACGAATTTGAGGACGCACTTGAAAATACGGAGTACGATATCAGCCCCGCATACGAGCCAGATGGTTATTCACATAAACTTATATGCGAAGTGCTTGAAGAGATACCTACCGTTGATGCCGTCCCCGTGGTAAGGTGCCGGGACTGCATTGCATTTGAGGAAATAGGCAAGCACCCCACCAACAATGGAGGAACACCATTTGGGTATTGCTATCATTGGCAATATGAGCAGGGCATGTCCCCTAACGAGGTAGACGGCGATGCTTTTTGCAGTTATGGGAGAATACGGGAGGTCGAAGAATGAGCAATGAACTCACCTACATGGACTGCTGGCACTTTATCGCCCCGCTGATTCCGGTGGACACTGACTACACAATGGATATTTACGTCATGGTGTTTAACGCCCTGAAAGAAGCGGAGAAAAAGCGGATTGCAGAAAAGAAAAAGGGGAGGAAAGCTACGCATGACACGTAAGCGCTTTATCAAGCTGCTGATGGGGAAGCTTCTGCTTTCCCGGAACGAGGCAAACTACATTGCCGATATTGTAAGAATTTGTGATCGGAGGGAAACATGAGCAAGAAACCGGACTATCTCACCCTGTGCTCCATAGCCGCCCAGAAGGCCGGAACGAGCTATGGCAAGTACATGGCAATGCACGGATACCACCCGCCAATTCAGGCCGATGTTGAGGACGTGGAAGCCCCGCAGGGCATTATTAAGGTCTGCCCACAGTGCGGAAAGGAATTTACCCAGGGCAAGATCGCGCAGAAAATCTATTGCAGTTCGGAGTGCCAGAAAGCCCACGCCCAGAGAGCCGCCAAAAGGAGATACCGCGACAGGAAAGCGGTGGCAGCGAATGATATCCGGGAGAAGATGGAGGAGGTACCCACATGTACGCATTAACTCGGGGCGGAAGATTCAAGTACGCGCGAACTGTTCTGAACCAGCATGGGAGCCAGAGCATGGGCGAGGTGTATTCTGCAACATGGATTTCCCCGTCCATGATTGCAGACCTTGAAGATGACGATAAAGCCAGGTCGGTCGGCTATGATAAGATTGCGACATTGGCAAAGCACTATGGGGTTTCATCTGACTTTCTGCTCGGCATATCGCTTACAGAATCGTCGCGTATAGACAAAGCGTATACCCAGGGCTGGGAAGATGCCTGCGATTTCATCCGGAAAAACCTGGTGGACGCTGTGAAAACGGATTTGAAGTGCCCGCTGCGGGAAAGCAAGTAAAAAGAGAGTGCGGGGCGGTAATGTGGAGTACAAGGACGGCAGGAAGTATTGCGTCGGGTGCCGGTATTTCTTCGGATACTACGAAGGCAGCCGGTGCTGCAATTACATATTCGTCCGCGGGGAAAAGCGGCCTTGCCCGCCTGGGAAGGATTGCACCGAAAGGAGGGCGAAAACGAAAAACAGGAGACGGAATTTAATATTATAGCTTTATCCCTGTATAGTATATATTAAATATAATCTTATATCTTGTGCGTATTGTGTATATCTATACAGAGATTTAATAAGATATGCAAGGAGGAACGGAATGAACTGGAAGTATGAGGCCATTGAAAAGCTAAAGGAGTACAGTGCAAAGAAACAGTCCCTGAAAAGCATCCCCGAAGAAATGGCGCGGCTGGAATCCGCTATGCAGAGTATCCGAAGTGCAACGGCTGACGGTACGCCGGTAAGCGGCGGTGGTTCCGGCCGGGAAGATATGATGCTATCGAATATCGTTCACCGGGAGGAGCTGGCGCGTTCGCTGGAACAGGCGAGAAAATGGGTGTCGCTTGTGGATTCCGGGCTTGAAGTCCTCACAGACGATGAGCGGAAGGTGCTGGATAGATTCTACATAAAGCCCGCGAGGGGAAATGTGGACAGGCTGTGCGAAGAATTTGGGATTGAAAAATCTCAGGTTTATGCGCGAAAGGATTCGGCGCTTCACCATTTTACGATTTCCCTGTACGGATGCGCAGAAATTTGAAAAACCGGAAAAAAACCGGAAGATTTTTCAGTTTGGATGTGCTATACTGGTAAAAAAGAAAAAGCGCAAGAGGCTTGGGGTTGTTCCTGAGCCTCTTTTTGCATGGCGCGGCAGACAGCGAGTCGGGTGCCCTCTCCCCAACAGAAGGCCGTTCAAATCGGCCTCGCGCCTTCATAAAATATCAAAATGAAGGGTGGCGTTGAGATATGAATATCGTTCAGAAAAAGCTTAGCGAAATTGTCCCGTATGCAAAGAACGCCAAGAAGCACGATAAAAAGCAGATTGCCAATGTGGCAGAGAGCATCAAGCAGTACGGCTTTGTGCAGCCAATTGTGATTGACCGTGACGGGGTGATCGTAATCGGACACTGCCGCGCTATGGCGGCAAAGAAGCTGGGCATGGAAGAAGTGCCGTGCGTCTGCGTGGACGATCTGACACCGGAGCAGGTGAACGCACTGCGGCTGGTGGATAATAAAAGCAACGAGAGCGATTGGGACTTTGATCTGCTGGCTGATGAGTTGCCGGAGCTAGATTTGTCGGCGTTTGATTTTGACTTTTCTTTTCCGGAGCTGGACGAGCCCGAAATTGAAGAAATGACCAACGAGCAAAGAGAGAAGGAGTTCCGGGAAAGGATGGAGCGTGGAGAGCTTTCAGACGATGATGAGGACTACCAAGCTTTCCTTGAAAAGTTCCAGGCGAAGAAAACAACGGACGATTGCTACACGCCGGATAACATCTACGACGCGGTAAGAGATTGGGTGGCTGAGAAGTACGAAATTGGCAATGCCGCGATTGTGCGCCCGTTTTATCCGGGCGGAGATTATAAAAGCGAGAAATACCCTTCCGGGTGTGTTGTGATAGACAATCCACCTTTTTCCATTATTTCAGAAATCTGCGAGTGGTACACAAGCAAGAGAATCAACTTCTTTCTGTTCGCTCCAACGCTTACACTCCTCGGAATTATGCGCGGCTCGGCAAACTATGTGGCGTGCGGGTGCGGAGTTGTGTATGAAAACGGCGCGTCTGTCAATACGTCGTTTGTTACCAACATGGGGGGCAATAAGATTGTCGCTGCCGCTGATTTAAGA